TTAAATATATATTTTAAATTTTTCTACTACTACACCACATATATGGAAGCGTTGGGACATTTCAATAATCGGATAACGGTTATTCAGTGGTTTCAGATAGTAATGGCTACCCTCACGGATATACTGCTTGAACATGGCTTCGCTATCATTTTCACGCACAACAACAAAACAGCCGTGTTGTACAGGCTGTTCCGGTTCAACAACAATTTTATCGCCCGGTGTAAATTCAGGTTCCATACTATCACCTTTGATTTCCAGCGCAAATGCTTGTGCTCCCGGCTTACGTAATGTTGGAACCCAAATATTGCCAGCTGCAGTTAAAGCTTCTTTGTCCCTTTGTGTAGCTGCATCTACCCACGTCAGCAGGGGTACTTTGTAACCATTAAACAGAATTTCGTTAGCTTCAAATGAACCAATACCAAAATGCTCTGGCTGTACTACGTCAGCAAAATATGAGACTAGTTTATCAATATGCGCTTTATCAACCCGGCCAGTTTGAATCCAACTGGTTACAGAAGGTGGCTTTATGGCAAATGCGCGAGCCACATCAGCCTTACGTACGCCTTTGAGTTCAATTGCGGATTTAATTGCCTCACCTAGTTTTTTACCTGTATACATGATCATCCTTAGTTTTTACCTAATCTTATTTAGTCGCAATATAATTAGGCAATGAATTGCAATTTGTTAGTTAATGGCTTATTATAATGCCTATTTTAATGTGTAATTATACTTTTTACTTACTGATATCTATTGTTTTATAAGGCTAATAGCGAAATATATTTATTAAACTACAATATTATACTTGCCAAAGTTTTGATTTTAAAATACACGGCTACTGCCCACAAGGGAGAAAGATATGATTTTACTAAATATTTGTTAAAGAGAAATTTAATCTGATTATATTTATAAGGTATTAGCGAATCAGAAAAAAGTCCACATTTAGTTAAATACTACTTTAATTATTAAGTATAACTTAAATATTTTTAGCACATCACTTAGATAAGGTGTATCTATGACAGACTATAAAATAGAAGTTGATCTGGCAGAAAATGTATTGCGTGCTTATGAGTACTGTATGAGAGATACTGTCAAAAAAGGGCATTGCCGAAGTATAGAATGGAAATATCAGGCTGCTACTCCTGCCAAAAACAATCAGCAAGCACTTTATCCTACTTATCAGCCGGAAGTATATGATATGGTAAAAATTACAATGGGAAACCTGTTTTACAAAAATCGTGAAGCATTTTCTACTTTATCAAGCAAATATTGCAAATTAAGCCCTTTATATAAACGTCAGAATCAGAATACTGCCAAACGCAATCAACGCCGGCGCTATTCCAGTAAAGACTGGAATCAGGCTATTGAGCAAAGTTTGTGGCTTTTCTGGCAGGAAATGAAACTTCAACCTCAGTTTGAAAAATATTTTCGTTATACTACTTGACGAATTTGGTTAAAATAAATTATAATAAGTTAAGATTTATAGGTATGCTTCACCTTGAACAGCTGATAGACAAAGTTCCCGAAAGGGAGCTTTTTTGCGCCATTAGAAAGATATTCTATCAAATCAATGCAGTGGTTATCAATTTGGTTATTAAAAGCTTAAGGCTATCATTTTAAAATTATTTTTTTTGGATGAATCTTGTATTTAGGTAAAGACTTTATTTCAAAATTGCGGAAATTTACATCATTGAGACGAAGTTTTTTATTTAACTTATTTTACAAATATTTAAGGATAAAATGCATCTTATAAACAAAAAGGAATTGATTCTGGATACAGCCATTGGTTAATAGTTAGTTCAGTAGATTCTTACAGTTTGTGATTATGAAATAGATGTACTTAATTTTCTTGCGTACAGAGACAACGCTAATAGTAGTTATAAGGTTTTATGTATATTCTTAAATCAATATTAAATTTGAAAACTAACCCGATTTACAGCTTTAGCTGGTGGGTATGTTAATTGAATTGCCTATTATATTTGAGTGTACATACATATAGGTATTATGAAATAAATTATTAAATGTGAAATGATAGAAGACAATTTAATTAGATTTTTAAAGTAAATATTTCCAAATATTGAGCTGAATACTAGATATAGCATTCAGCTGATCATTTGCAATAAAATGATAATTGCTAATTATCATTAACGTACTTATAAAAATCCAGCTTTGTAAACAACTTGTCCGATAAGTTCAATGTCACTTAATGATACAACTTCATCGGGGTATTCATAGTTATTATAACTTTTCAAACGTATTTTCTTATTTGGTAAATTTTGCAGAATTTTGATTCTAAACAATTCTCCTTGATTAAAAGCGTAGATCTTACCATCGATTGGTTTTTTTTTGGAAATATCAATAATGAATTTATCGCCATTATTTAGTAGATTCTGCATGGAATTCCCGCTCATGGTGGCGTAAACCAGATTCTCTGTCTGCAAATTATGTAGATTCAGATCTGCTCTTAAAATAGATAAATGAGTTATTCCTAAAGTAGTGCTTTGCCTAAACAGAGGAGGTATATCAATTAGTGTACCATTGTTGTTACTGATGCTGGATATGGTTATAGCTTGCTGAAAATTCAGTATTTCCATGATTTTATTTACTGTTTCTAGTCTGGGTATGACTTTACCTAATTCATATCTGGATATCAGGGATGGGGTAATGCTGGTCTTTTGGGCTAGTTCTTTCTGGGAGAGTCCGGCTTCCAGTCTGGCAGCTTTAAGTTGTTCGGCAAATTTCATAATGGAAAATAATATGTTAATAAATAAATTTAATTCATAAAATGGCAAAAAAATGGTCAAAAATGGCCATAAAGTGCTTGTAATTATCTTTTATAAATTTTAAGATAGCCATATATGGTTATAGTTGATAACCAGTAAGGGGTATATTACCTTAAATTATATAGAGCCAAAACTGCTACTTAGTTTTAACTGAAAGTATTTGTAAATAAATTCAACTTAAATTAACAATTAATACAAGGTGAAAATATAAATTTTTAAATATATTTAACAAAATTAGTATGTGAAATGGAAATACCTCAAAGGCTGCCACCTTTGAGGTATTAGGTAAACAAAAATCCCAAGATTAAAATAGGAGCTTTGAATTGAATAATAGTATCACATTTGTTTCTTTTTATGGGAGTAGCTTGGCTACAGTTAAAGTTAAAAATACAATTTACGTATGTATGAAATCAGTGATTAACGGCATTGGTTTGGACTGGTCTACTCAGCATCGTAAATTAAAGGGGTGCTATCAAAAATACGGATGCGGATTTTTATCTATCCCGGTTAAAAACGGCACCAAGAAAATTCTGGCGATTCCACTTAAAAAATTGCCTAACTGGCTACAGAGTATCAATCCGAAAAAGGTTAAAGATAATCTGAAAGAGCTGGTGCTGACTTATCAGCGAGAATGCACTGAGGCCATTAATACTCACTGGCGCAAGCCACGCACTGCGAAAAAGCCACGTTTTCCAGAAACGGCTGATAATAATGGCTGCTCAGGTTTGTTGCCTAATCAGATTTCTATTATCAAGGCTTTACATAGGCAGCTTGTATTATCTGTGGCTAAAGAAAAACAGGCTGAGCTCGCAATCACCTTATGGCAGGCTGTGCAAACCCGTTATGGTGTAAGTTATGATAAGGTACCATCCTCAAGATTTGTTGATGTTATTTGCCTGTTAAGCCGCGTTGCAGTCAAAAAAGCCAGTATCAGTAGTCCAGAGTCGAATAAAAACGGTGGTGACGAACTTGGTGTTCCATCTACAGCGTTGGCCAGTTTATATGAATCATTTGCCTGTTCTCAGAAAATGCGTCTGATGTATGAGCATTTATTTCCGGCTTTACGTATTCTGGGTAGTAAATACGAATCGCAGATTCATGAATTTGCATATGAGATGGATCGGATATTTAATAAGTGTCATAAGGCTTTTTTACCGTTGTTTGAAAAAATGCCAGAATCTGAAGCTAAAGAATCGGCACGCAATCATCTGGCCAAACTGATGTAAAGATCGGATTGACTTGTATAAAAATTGCTCTAAGCTTTAGTCATACCTTGAAAGCTTCTGAAAATCAGTCTGTTCAAGGTATGGCTATATACAAATATCTATTCAATATAAATTCATTTATATAAATGCATAATGGTTATATTTTGAAAAATGATTTTTTTGTATCAGAGTAAGGAATAAAAGAAAGTTTGAAATAAATTTAAAAATGATGAATAAGAAATGCATATTCTAATATTAATGGGTATTAAAACTGGTTTTTAACCAGTTTTTTTTGTTTTTAAGGATTTGATGGTTGATTTATGAGAAATGTGGAATTGGTATTACAGCTACTTCATTCATTGCTGGATTTAAGATTTTTGCCGGATAAATTGCAACAATGGTTATTTTGTACAGGCACCCGTGTTATTACAGTTACCAGTGCGCTGATTATGATAGGTTTTGCTGGTATATTTTTGCTGGGTGGCAGCGATGTTTTTGATCTTAAACTGTATAAAGGCTTTTTGTTATTGCGTCCTTATACTCTGGCGGTGTTATTGATTGGGGTGGCATTGTTACAGTTAATTGTGGCGATATTTAAATCCTACCGTTGCAGTGTGTTTTCTGGCTATTTACTGATTTTATCTGCGCTGATATGGGCCGTAATATCGGCTACATTCTGGGCATCATACCCACCGTTAACAACAGGTATGACCACTTATCCTGTACTAACTGTAGTATGTGCTCTAGCGGGGCGTAATTTGATCAACTACACAAAACGGGTTGAAGATTTGAAACATAAAGGACGATAAAGTATGGAGTTAGTGAAAGATGCTTTTTCGGTCTGTATTCTATTTGCGCTGATGGGTGGATTGGCTGGTTCTTTACTGGTTACAGATTACAAACGCTATGGCTGGTTTATGACAATTTTGTTTGTCTTGTTGGGAATGATATTTGCTGCCGCAGTAACTGATTATTTCTTCCCGCAGAATCATCCGTGGCTTTTTGCCGGAGTGGGGGTATTTGCAGGTATGTCGACCACATCATTTCTGGATGCGTTCAAGGCTGCTGCACCGAAACTGGCACAGCGCATAATTAATATTGTTAGCAAAAAAGCAGAGCAGTTTGTTGGTAGTGATGAATCAACAAAAGAATAACTATAAATTAAGTATCAGGCAGCCTAAGGGCTGCTTTTTTGGACAATTAATATGTATAAATTGAGTAATCGATCATTGCAGCGTTTATACGGGGTAGATGTCAGTCTGGTCAGGGTAGTTAAGCGGGCAATTGAAATCACTAGTCAAGATTTTATGGTGACTGAGGGGCTGCGCACTTATGAACAGTGCTGTATTAATTACGGCAAAGGCCGAACCGCGCTGCAATGCAGTGTGAAAGGGGTGCCAGCAAAATATGCGCAGCCGGGCTTGAGTAAAGTAACATGGTTAAATAATCCGTTTGCAAGTAAACATGCTACCGGTAAGGCTATAGACTTGGTTCCTTATCCGGTTGACTGGAATGATTTGAAAAAATTTCACATGATAGCTGTAGCTATGAAACAGGCTGCTACAGAGCTGAAAGTAAAAATTGTATGGGGTGGTGATTGGAAGTCCAGTAAGGATTACCCTCATTTTGAGGTGTGACAAATGAATTTAGTCGAATTTATCTGATAAACCTGATTCTTTAAAATAGGCTGAATATGGTACGCAAGTGGTAATGATTGTTTGATATTCTGATTAGAATGAGATGAATTTAACAGATAGTTTGCTATTTATTATAGTCTATTCATTAATCATTTTTGCAAACAGATTGTAATTTAACTTTATGAGTAAGGATTTATTTTGATGATATATGTATATAATATGGTTTATCTCAATAATGTGAATTTATTAATATGAGATTTGTTATGCTGATTAAATGAATTCAATTTAATTTCAAATTGTTAAAAATATTATATTGACGTATATTAAATGAAAGGCTATAATTTGATTCATTGATAGGTATGCTTCACCTTAAACAGCTGATTAAAGAGTTCCCTGATTGGGAGCTTTTTTGCGTTCTGAGTAGATGGAAAGCTGAATATAGTATAGGGTAGTTAATGAATCTGGATATCGTGTCTGAATAAACAGACGGGATAATTGGTGGAGGCGGGGGGAATCGAACCCCCGTCCGAAAGTCCTCTACAGAGCGATCTACATACTTAGTCTTGCCAACTTCGAATCTTATTTACAAACCGCCGACAGACAGGCTGTTTGTAAACCAGTTGCCGTAAATCTCGTTCAATGCCAGACAACACGACATTAAACCAGCCAATGTAAATGTCGTTGCGGTGAGTTGCCTCACACGGCCCATTGGCGAACCGTTGCAACGTTTAGCCTTAAGCGGCTAAAGCGTAAGTTTCGTCGTTTGCGACTATATAAATTCAGTGTTTTACGGGAATCTGAGACCCCGGTATGCACGCATCTGCTTTGCAACCCCCGTCGAAACCAAGGTCGCCCCCAGATGGTTTGCCAATTATACTTTATTTTTGGTGTATGTGCATAGTCATAAAGTTTTAAGCTGATTTTAAGCTAATTACTACCATCAATCGGCATTTAAAAATCAGACTAAAAAATAAATTTAAGAGGAAATAATATCTATTTTAATCAGTAAGTAAGTAAAAAATTTCATTGGCATTTTATTCATTCGTCTGAATAAAAACTGCTAATAATTGCTATTGCTATGAGTGATAATTTCCAATAAACTAACATTTAGTTACATTTTTTATCAAGATGGTTGATGAGGCAAGCTGTCCGGTTTCGAGATAACTACATAATGTTAATTAAGGAAAATGCATGGCTTATTTGGCGAATCTGAATGATGTTAAGAAAATCGTTGATGAGAACGACAAAAGAGATCGCGAACATGGAATTTATGTCGGAGAATCCCATGAATGTGTTGCTGTTGTAAAATATTTTGCAAAAGCGCCACAAACTACGATCTGGAAAAAAGGAGCCCGAGTTAAAGGTAATAATAGTATTCGACCTGGTACCGCGATTGCGACATTTGACAGTAGAGGTAAATACTATGGTCATGCTGCAATATATATCAATCAAACCGCAGCAGGTATTAATGTTTATGACCAATGGAACGGTATGCCTTTACATTATCGTCCGATTTTTTTTAAAGGTCACGGTTATGTTTCTAATGATGGGGATCAATTCTATGTTATCGAATAACAGAAAAATAGCGATATTATTTACCAGTCTATTACTCAACATAATATCAATTAATTGCTATGCTCAGACCCCTGTTGTGAGTTGCCCAGCAACTTTTTCTGATGGTAACAGTATTTTCCGGCTTATTAATGTCAGTCTATATGATGGTCCAGTATGTATGAAAGCAACGTTAGTACCTGAATTTAAAAAAGATAAACAACTATGGGTTCTTGATACACTAATGGATCCCTCTTTAGTTTGCGAGTATGCCGGAACTAGACATTACATTGTTCTTGATGCTAAGGGGGCAACTTATTGTGAAAAAAAAGGAGTGCCAGTGCAGGCACAATGTATGCAATAACAATTTTCTGCTAAGTACTTAAGCTATTAGTGAAAACGGGTATTTTATCTGCTGCCTCTTATGTTTATAACATGGTTTTGATGTGATACATTCTAATCAAACAGCAAGAGTCATCAGTATTTATGAACAATAGAATGGATAGCTCTTGCAGAATCGTGAGATTGAATTCAGAGGGTGGGGTTATGTTTCTAATGTTGGAGATCAATTTTATGTTATCGAATAACAAAAAAATAGCGACATTATTTACTAGCCTGTTATTTAGCCTATTATCAATCAATTGCCATGCTCAAACCCCTGTTGTGAGTTGCCCCGCAACTTTTACTGATAAACATGCTGTTTACCGCCTCTTTAATGCTAAGTTATTTAATGGTCCATTATCTGAAAGGATGAACTTAGTTCCTGAAATTAAAAAAGAAAAAGCTATATGGGATATTGACCCACGAATGGATCCTTATTTAGTATGCGAGTATGCCGGAACCAGACATTACATTGTTTTTTATGCTAAGGGTGCAACTTATTGTGAAAAAAACGATGCACCAGTGCAGGCAAAATGTATGTCATAAAATTATGCTACAAACCACTTAATCTGTTGGTGAGAAAAATGGCTTTATCTGCTGATTGTTATGCTTATGATATGGTTGTAATGTGATATATATCAATCAAAAACAAGAGATCAGTGTTGATGAACAATGGAAGGGACAGCCATTGCAGACTCGTGAGCTTGAATTCAGAGGATGGGGTTATGTCGCAAATGATGGAGATCAATATTATGTTATTGAATAATAGAAAAATAGCCATATTATTTACTAGCTTGTTACTCAGCATAGTATCAATCAATTGCTATGCTCAGACTCCTGTTGTGAGTTGCCCAGCAACTTTTTCTGATGGACACACTATTTATCACCTTTATCATGCCAAGCTATTTGATGGTCCTGTATGTAAGAAAGTACAGCTGAAGCCAGAATTTAAAAATGACAAAGATATATGGGTTCTCGATACAAGAATGGATCCCTCCTTAGTCTGCATCTATGATGGAACCAATCATTACATTGTTCTTGATGCCAATGGGGCAACTTATTGTGAAAAAACCAATGCACCAGTGCAGGCAAAATGTATGCAATAACAATTTGCTGCCAAGTACTTAAGCTGTTAGTGAGAACAGGTATTTTATCTGTTGCCTCTCATGTTTATAGCATAGCTTTGATGTGATGCATCCTAATCAAACAGCAAGGGACATCAGTGTTTATGAACAATGGAAGGGACAACCCTTGCAGATTCGTGAGCTTGAATTCAGAGGGTGGGGTTATGTTTCTAATGATGGAGGTCACTTTTATGCTATCGAATAACAAAAAAATAGCGACATTATTTACTAGCCTGTTACTTAGCCTATTGTCAATCAATAGCCATGCTCAGACCACTGTTGTGAGTTGCCCCGTAACTTTTTCTGATGAACACGGTACTTACCGGCTTATTAATGTCAGATTATTTGATGGTCCAATCTGTAAGAAGGTTGAGTTAGTGCCTGAATTTAAAAAAGAAAAATTAATATGGATTCTCGATGCACGAATGGATCCCTCCTTAGTCTGCCTGTATAACGGAACCAATCATTACATTGTTCTTGATGCTAAGGGGGCAACTTCTTGTGAAAAAAAAGGTGTGCCAGTGCAGGCAAAATGTATGTAATAACAATTTGCTGCTAAGTACTTAAGCTGTTAGTGAGAACTGGTATTTTATTTGCTGACTCTTATATTTATGACATAGGTATGATATGATATATGTCAATCAAACTGTAAAGGGTATCAACATTTATGATCAATGGAACGGTAAGCCGTTAAAAAGTTGTGAGATTGGGATGGTATGTTTCAAATGATAGGATTAAATTTTATGTTATTGAACAACAAAAAAATAACGATATTATTTACCAGTCTGTTATTCAGTCTTTTATCAATCAATTGCCTTGCTCAGACTCCTGTTGTGAGCTGCCCCGCAACTTTTTCTGATAAACACACTGTTTACCGCCTTTTTAATGCCAGCCTATATGATGGTCCAATAACTAATAATGCAGAGTTAGTTCCTGAATTTAAAAAAGAAAAAGCTATATGGAATATTAACCGGCGAATGGATCCTTATTTAGTCTGCGAATATGCCGGAACCAGACATAGCATTGTTTTTCATGCCAGGAGTGCAGCTTATTGTGAAAAAAGCAAAGCGCCAGTGCAGGCAAAATGTATGCCATAACAATTCGCTGCAAACGATTTAAGCTGTTGGTAAACAAGATTGGCTTTATCCGCTAGCGCCTATATTTATGATAAATTCATGATGATTTGAATATCCAATCGCCTGCCAGCTGCTTTTTTACGTTCCTTATGGTGCTGATCATTAGCAAAATATTTGTGTTATACAGGAAATTATACGGATAGAGATGAATACTTTGCTGTTAGTTACTGTTAATTGATTGTTGCATAATTTGATTTTGTAGATAATTCAGATATGGATTTTATGCTGGCCGACAAGCTGGCAGGAAATTATCGATGTTGGCGGCATTGATTTATAATTTGCATTATTTTGTTTGGAATGAATGCTGTTATGTATGATGTCAATACGGATGATGTGCGCCGTTTTTTCGCTGATGTGTGGCGTAAGCGTCAGCAGCCGCAGTTGCTGGATGCTTTACAGCAGAAGGCGTTGCGGATTATTGCTGCACATACTGAGTATGCGCCCTATCTGGAAAATGTTGAACAGTTTTTAACCCGGACATGGCGGCCGGAAGAGGGGGAAACAAATCCTTTTTTGCATTTGTCGCTACATTTATCGGTACAGGAACAGGTAGCGATTGATCAGCCGTTTGGGATTGCCGCTATTCATCAGCGCTTGTGTGAGCAGTATGCGGGTGACTGGGTGAAAGCAGAACACGATATGATTGAGGCACTGGCAGAAACAATCTGGCAGGCACAACGTTATGGTCAGGGGTTGGACGTGAACGTTTATATGACGCGGCTGCGCAGTCTGGTAGGTTTGGGACAGGAAGATGAGGCGCGTTTAAATCCACATGAAGTTAGACAGTTTTCTGATAAAGAGATTTGAATTTGCTCACGCATTGATTATGATTTATTGTTTCACACATCTGTGTTGACCAGCTGTAATCATGGCTGGTTGCTAATGTGGGAATTATTTTCAATAATCTTTAATCAGGGGATAAATATGTCTTTCTGGGCAAGTAATGCAAATGCTCTATTGCTGTTGTTGTTTGTGGGGTTAGGTATTGTGGGACATAATCCTTCAGTAACGATTTCAGCGTTAATTATTTTGTTGATACAGCAAACGCCGTTATTAAAATATGCACCGGTACTGGAAAAATATGGGGTACAGTTGGGTATTATGCTGCTGATGATTGGTGTACTGGCTCCTTTGATTACAGGCAAGGTGCAGCCGGCACAGATTGCTGCGCTGGTAACCAGTTGGAAAACCATTGCTGCTGTGGTAGTAGGTACAATAGTGGCCTGGCTTGGCGGGCGTGGGGTGCAGTTGATGCAGGTTAATCCGTCAATTGTGACTGGGTTGATGATTGGTACTATTATCGGGGTGGCCTTTTTACGCGGTGTGCCGGTAGGGCCTTTGATTGCAGCTGGATTGCTGTCGCTGATTTTGTAAGTGCTGTGTTGCTGAAGTTCTTGCCAGAAAGCCACGCTCTCGCTATAATGCGCGCAATTCCATTCTCACGGAGAGGTGGATGAGTGGTTGAAGTCGCACGCCTGGAAAGCGTGTATACGTGAATAGCGTATCGAGGGTTCGAATCCCTTCCTCTCCGCCAAATTTATTATTTAAAGCTGCCTGAGCAGCTTTTTTTATGAGTATTATATTTAATGTTATTGGCATAAATATTTTGTGTTTACTTTAGTCTACTCTTTATTAATATTCTGGCACTTGGGTTGGTTATATTGATTTTATGTGTGACTTTGTAGCTAATATTTGTTTTATTTATTATTTTTCTGGCAGGTCTGCGTTGTAATTAATTTTAGCCGCTAAAAAACTACGCCCTCACAATTTTGGTTGTGAGGGTTTTTTTGTGCCCGCTGGATTGTATGGAGAATATCGGATGAATTTAACCCGTTCCGTTCTGAACAATTTGCAGACATATCTTGAGAGAGCCTTGCCAGATTATTCGGTACAGTTGATGCCGAATAATTTTAAGGATTATCAGTTTATTCATCCGCTTGGGGCGGTATTGATTGGCTATCAGCGTAGTAAATTCAAAAAGCCGTGCAGTACTGACCTGATTACGCAGGAAAGGCGCTTGCAGTTGCGTTTCGCGGTTTTTGCTCGTTCTCTGGAAAATGAGAAAGGTGTGCTGGATTTACTTGATTCTTTACGCTTGGCTTTGGTGGGATTTCAGCCTGACCATTGCCAGCAAATCCGGTTGTTGAGTGAGCGCTTTCTGGGGGAGACCGATGGGGTTTGGCGATATCGGTTATGCGCTCGCACTGAGACGCTTCAAGTGGAGCAGCGTCCGGTGGTTAATCAGCAAAATCTGGTCAAATCTATACCGACTCGTGGTGAGATTAAGACCAAAGCTATTTCACAATCTGTAACTTCGAAGGAGTAATAATCATCATGGCAGCAGCTTATTTGCATGGTGTTGAAACAATCCGTATTGATGGCGGCAGTAGTCCGGTCTATACCGTAGATGGGGCGATTACAGCGATTGTTGGTACGGGTATGTCTGGTGCAGTAAATGAATTGACGGTGTGTCAGACAGTTAAGGATTTTAGTCAATTTGGTTCTGTGACAGGAGCTGGTTTTACTTTGCCTGATGCGGCTAATATTTGGACGCGTTATCAGTCTGGTGTGGCTTATGTAGTGAATGTGCTGAATCCGGCTAAGCATAAAACGGTTGTTGATTCTGAGGTACTGGTTATCGACAGTGATACGTTGATTGCCAAAACGGCGCATCCGGCCTTACAGTCTGGCTATAAAGTACAGGCAGGGACTCAGACTTTGTCTGAGGGTTCTGATTACACGCTTAATCTGGAAACTGGTGAGCTGACTTTTGCTCAGATGCGTTCTGATGTATCGATTGCTTATACCTATCTTGATCCGAGCAAGGTAACGGTAGCGGATATTATTGGCGGCTATGAAGCGGCAACCGGTAAGCGTAAGGGTATGGAATTGCTTACTGAAGGGTTTACGCGTCTGGGTGCGGATGCAAAGATTTTGATTGTGCCGCAATATGATGCAGATGCAACTGTGGCCGCAGCGATGGTAACGCTGGCTGATAAGCTGGACGCAATTGCCTATATTGCTGCGCCGAAAGGTACTACGCTGACTCAGGCTATTCAGGGACGTGGTTCGCTCGGAAATATTAATTTTCAGACTTCTTCTGACCGTGCGCAGTTATTTTATCCGTATGTTACTGGGTCCAGTGGTGAACTGGAAAGTCTGGCCACACATGCTGCCGGTTTACGTATGAAAACTGATGTGGAGCAAGGCTATTGGTTCAGTATTTCCAATCGTGAGCTTTTGGGTGTAACGGGTATGGAGGTATCGCTGACAGCACGTATTGATGATCCGCAGGCGGAAACTAATCGTCTGAATGAAAAAGGTATTACTACGGTCTTTAACAGCTATGGTACTGGTTTCCGCTTATGGGGTAACCGTCTGGCCTGTTTCCCGACTGTGACGCATATCAAGAATTTTGAAACTGCACAGCGTACTGGTGATTTGATTGATGAGTCGATTCGCCGTGCGCAGTTACAGTATATTGATTTGCCTATTGATGATGCGCTGATTGACAGTCTGCTGGGCACGGTACGTACTTATCTGGGTACGCTCAAGAGTATTGTTGGTTTTAGTGTGAGTCTGGATTATGACTATGATCTGGCTGATGCTTTCAGTAAAGGGCAGGTACCAATCAAGTATGACTATACGCCTAAACTGCCAGCAGAACGTATCACTAATACCAGTGTGATGACCCGTACTTATCTGGCTAATTTGATTAGCAACCAGTCTGCCGCTTAGGAATCAGTTATGACAGAATTTAATGCAATTTATAATGCCAATGTTTATGTTAATGGTAATAGTCAGTTAGGCCGTGCCAGTCAGTTTAAATTACCGGATATTTCTGTTGGACAAACAGAAACTAAAGGATTAGGGCTGGTGGGTTCGGTGAAGCTGCCCAGTGGTATTGAGGCGCTGGAAGGGGAAATTACCTGGAACAGTTTTTATCCCGATGTATTTACTAAGGTTTATAATCCGTTTAAAGCATGCCAGCTGATGGTACGTGCCAATGTGCAGGCATTTAATGCTTCCGGTCTGGCCGCAGAAGTACCGATGGTGGTGATGGTGATGGCTACGTTCAGCAAGAATCCGTTAGGCACTTATAAACCAAAAGAAAAGGCAGAATTTGCCAGTACTTTCCAGGCTACGGAAATTCATCAGACAGTTTCAGGCCGTGAGGTTTTGTATTACAACGCGTTTACTAATCAGTATCGGGTAAATGGTGTGGATATGCTGGCGCAGATGCGCGCAAATATTGGTATGTAATTTATTTTCGATTTGAAATAATGTAGTTGAATGCTCACGCTGATTATCAGGGTGGGCATTTTTTATGGTGGAAATGTTTTTCTGCGCTGAATGAATTTCGGCGTTATTAATGATTCAAGGAATAGATATGGCACAAACTGAAGCGCAACAGCTGCAAGAACAATTGGGTACAGGTAAGGTTATCAAGTTGGTAGAACCGCTGCAAACGCCCAATGGTGTGGTAACGGAACTGACACTGCGTCGGGTACGAGTTAAGGATTTTAAACGTGCCGCTGAGCAGTATCCGGATAATGTAGTACTGCAGGAAGCTCTGTGTCTGGCTATGGCCTCAGGCTTGCAAAGTGAAGATTTTGATGAGCTATCGTGGGAGGATTACGCGCTGGTGCGTCAGTTTTGTCTGGGTACTCACTGATTGGGATGGTTTTTATCAGGCTGCTGCGGATTTAGCGTGGTGGTTTGGTTTTTCTCCGGCAGATATTGATGAGATGTCTCTGGATGAAATTTTACAATGGCAGCAACAGGCTAACCGGCAGATTAAGGCTAAATACAGCAAGTTGTAAGCGGTTGCTGTCTGTTGTGAGTGTACCGTTAATATATTGCTGGTTTGTGGCAGAGGCTGTGAACTGGCAATGGTAACGGTAATGATTTTTATGAATAATAAATAATAAATTGGTGAATTCCAGTATCAATTAAGATAATGGATAGAAATGCATTGGTGCTGTTATGGATAGTGGATTTGTTTCTGATTTTGGTGAGGTACAGCGTTCTGTCAAGGCCTTTGGTTCTGCTATCGGTGTGGCGACCAGACAGATTGAGGAGATGGGGAGATCTATACGGGGTTTGCAGGTGAAAATCCAGTCTCTGGATAATTTTTCTGCAGCCACTGCAAAAGCAGTCAGCGCGCAGAATAGGCTAACTCAGGCAGTAGACAGATATAACAAAATTCTGGAACAGCGCAAGAAAATTGGTGGAGAATTAGCTAAAACCCAAAGCACTATTAAGACTTTGATGAAACCGGTTGAGAAATCGGTGAAAATTCACATGGAACGTGAAACGGCAGAAACTGGACTAAAACAGGCTGTGATGCAGAAAGATGGCAGCATGGGCAGGTTTAATCAGATTAATGCCCAGTCTACGCAGCTGAGTCTTGAGCAACAGGGTAATAAAAATGATTATACTCATCTTGCCACTAATATGAAGCTGGCTAATATGTCTGATGATGCGGTGCTTCAGGGTGGGATGAAGGCAATTGCCGGTTTTAATGTGTTATTTGGCAAGAAGATTGAGGACATTTCTGTAGCTAAGGGGTTAATGCAGACTTATAAGCTGAAGGATACGGAATTGTCTGCTGGTCTGGATGCTGTCCAGAAAATTGCTCACTCGTCAGGTATGAGTCTGGAGGATATCGAAAAATCCCAGGCTGCTATGGCTTCGCCATTACAAAGGCTGCATCTGACTGGTTTGCAGAATCAGCAAAAAATATATGCCCTTGAGGGAATGGCAATACATGGTGGTGTAAGCAGGTCTGATGCTGCCGATGGTATGGGGGAATTTCTGGATAGGCTGGCACAGGGGCCGAAAGCTATGCAGCAGGCAACTTCTGCGATGAGTACAGAAATGCGCCAGATGATGCTGAAATCAGGTGTGAAGTTTAGTCTGTTTAATAAAGACGGCTCACTTAAAGATATGCATGTGGTTGTAGGTGAGCTGGAAGCAAATTTTAATAAAGTTAAAGCGAAGTATGGTGACCGTGCTGCATTTAATATGATGGATGCTGTATTTGGCAAGAGTGGCGGACAGATTGCTTCAGCAGCAGCTCAGGGCGGCGGTACTGGTTTTGCTGCGATGCAAACCCGAATGGGTAATCAGCCATCTTTGGATCAGCGTACCCAGCTTCAGACTAATACGCTTGCGGTTAGTATGGATAATTTACACGATGCGGTTATTGAGGTAAGCAATGCTTTTGGTGCAACGCTGGCACCCGAAATTAATACTTTTGCTCAGGTGGCCAAAGATGTGCTGCTCAATACGGTATTGCCTTTTATCCAGAAGCATCCAACGCTGATTAAATCTGTGGTGGCTTTTGGTGTAGGTTTGGCCGGGTTGCGGATGACGCTGCTTTTGGTTCGTTATGCTATTACCATGGTTACTGGTCCGCTGGCGCTATTACGTACTATTTTTGCCCGTTTTCAGATTGCACGTGACCTCAAGCAGGGTGGTTCGGTGTTTCAGCGTTTACGTTCCGCTATTACCTCAGTGGGAAAGTCTGCCGGCTCATTGCGCCAGAAGCTGTTGTCTTTTGGCAGCAGGCTGGCTGGTGTGGGCAAGAATTTTGCGGTGTTCAATAAGGGTCGCTCAGCACTGGGTTTACTGCAAAAGGCATTTGCCACGATTGGGCGTACTGCCATTGCGCCAATTAAGAAAATTGTGCAGTCATTTGGTCTGATTACCAAAGTAGCAAAACCTTTGTTTATGGTTTTTTCCAGTCTGGGCAGGGGTTTCAGTGCATTGGGTAAAGGCCGTATTGTGCTGAATCTGCTGCGCCACGCGATTATGGCCGTAGGCAGGGCTTTTTTGATGACGCCTATAGGTTTGGTTGCTCTGGCAATTGGTGCAGCAGCATTGTTGATTTATAAATATTGGCAACCAATTAAGAATTTTTTTGTTGGTTTATGGGATACAGTTAAAACTAAATTTGAAGCAGGAATGAAATTTTTTAAGGAATTACCGGCAAAATTCAGTGAGTTTGGACGCAATATTATTGATGGTCTGGTTAAAAGTTTCACTGAGGGTATTACTAAGGCTATTAATGCTGTAGGTGAATTTGCCAGTAAAATTATTAATAAGGCTAAATCTGTATTTGGCATTAATTCGCCTAGCCGTGTATTTAAGAGTATTGGTGGTTCGTTGATGGAGGGCATGCATCTGGGCGTTGACCTCGGTGCAGATAAACCAGTAACGGCAATAGGTGTGGCTGCTGACCGCATACAGCAGAAATTTAAAAGCCGCTCTGGTACGTTAACGGCTCAGTTTAATGAAAAGATGCAGCTTAATGCAGCAGAATTTGCGCAGAACCGCTATCCGGCAGGACATGATTCCGGTGCAGTAACTATTAATTTTAATCCGACTATTCAGGTTAACGGTAATGCAGACCGTACTGTGATTCAGCAGGCACTGGCGCTGAGTCAGCGTGAATTTGAGCAGATGTATCGGCGCATGATACAGGCAAAAGAGTTAAGGAGTTACTGATGTATGCAATGCTAGGAGATATTCGCTTTGAAGTGTTGGATAGTTTCAGCAGTTATGAAGAAACGCATGGTGCTGTTTTTGCCAAACATGATGTGTTGGCCGGCCGTCCACGCCTACAGGCTACCGGCAATGATTTAACAACCATTCGTTTTGGTATGCTGCTGCACTGGAAGCTGAGTAATCCTGATAGTGCCTATACTGCATTGATTAATGCCAAGGAAGCACAGCAGGCTCTGGCGCTGGTGTTTGGTTCGGGGCGTTTTGTTGGCTGGTTTGTTATTCAGCAGTTGAGTAGTACTACTTTGATTCAGGATGCACAGGGACGTACTGCCGCGCGTGAAATCAGTGTTGAGCTGCTTGAATTTGTTGGTGATCCGAATAATCCGTTACCAACGCCGGGCATCATGAAGGGTCAGAATCCGCTGCTTTCTTTTATGCCGGATTCGATTAAAGGGGCTGTTAACAAGGTTGCGGCGGCGGTACAGACAGGGGTACGTATTTATCATGCAGTTGAACATGATGTTACCGAAATTCAGAATTTAATCACGCGGGCGCGTACTGTACAGCATAATACTTCTGGCTGGCTGGATATGATTGCCGATGCGCTGACTGTTGGCGGCCAGACGCTAAGCAAACTAAATACTTTGCCTGAGGTAGGTGCATGGTTTAGTGATCTGTCTGGTGCGGCAGATTTTCTGTCATATACCGGTCAGGCCGCTCATCAGCTGGAGGAATGTGTGAATCTGATTCAGACCGGTTATGACAGTGGTGAGTGGGGAGACTGGCTGGATAAGAGTGAAAGGCTGTTATCGATGGTGGAGGATAGTATCAGTAATGCAACTACCGGCGCCCAGTCATTAATGGCGTGGCTGGCTGCGAGAAAGGATGAGGCCTGATTATGGTTGATTCAGTTTTGCAATATCAGACTTGTGACGGGGATCGCTGGGATTTGATTGCACATAAATACTATGGTGATGCCACGATGCTTGACCGGCTGATTGCCGCTAATCCGCATTTACCGCTGGCTGAACAGTTTACTGCCAATCTCACGGTACTGATTCCAGTCATTCAGTCGGATACGCATACAGCACAGGAGGATATGCCACCATGGATGCGTTAAGTATGCTGACAGGAGTATCCGGTTTGGGGCGAACCCATCCAGTTACGATGCCAGACTTTACTATAGGCTATGAGAAAAAAGATATTACTCTGGCAATAAGGCCTTATCTGCTTAGTATTAACTATACGGATTATCTGGGCGAACAATCGGATGAGTTGTCGGTATCGTTTGAGGATACGGATGGCAGATGGCTGCGTAGCTGGTATCCAGATCAAGGCGATATGCTGTCGTTTACGCTGGGAGACCAGTTTACCGGTATGGTAAATCTGGGCAATTTTGAGATTGCTGATATTGATTATGCGTTCAAGCCCAATGTGATCACTTTGAAAGCTCTCTCCACGGGGATTACCCGTGCCAGCCGCACTTTACAGCCAAGAGCATATGAGAAAACGACACTGGAAAAAATTGTGCAGCAGGTGGCAGCGCGATTGCAGCTGGAAGTCAAAAATCCGATTGCCAAACTGGAAATTGAACGTATTACTCAGTATCAGGAAAGTGATGTGGAATTTCTGGCGCGGCTGGCAAAGCAGTTTGGCTATACTTTTAAAATTGTCGATCAGACTTTAGCTTTTATTGCCAATACGGAATTAACGGCACAAGAACCAGTGCTGGTGTTGCAGCCGGAAGAAGTAGTGTCTGCAAGTTTTCGTGATCAGCTCAAAGGGGTGCCTGATGAGGTAGTGGCTTGCGGCTATGATACTAAAGCTAAACAGGTGCGAACGGTAAAACGCAAGGGGCAGCCTTTGCGGCCGCAGAGTAAACAGAGCGCAAGTGGTGATATGTTAAAGATTGTGGCCAATAAGGGGGAATCGCAACAGCAGTTAACTGCACGTGCTGATGCTGCACTTACTGATGCGCGTCAGTGTCAGGTAACCGGTAGTCTGGAGTTGTTTGGCAATGTAAAGCTGGTGGCCGGTCAGATTATACGCTTGCGCGGTTATGGCAAGATGTCGGGAAATTATCAGATTAAGCAGGCCAGCCATAATGTGAGTCGCAGTTCTGGTTATAGTACGTCTCTGGAAATCAATATGATCGAATATATAGCTGATGATGCCGATGGGGAAAAATATGCAGAAACTGTATGAATTTGGGGCAACCTTACAGTTTGGTGTTGTGGAAGCCATTGATGCTGGCAGGCATCTGCTTAAAATAAATATTCCGGCTCTTGAGAATATGCAGACTGACTGGCTGCCAATGCTTACTGCGGCCGCTGGCAGAAACTGCTTTTATTCTTTACCAGATGTAGGTGAGCTGGTGGCATGTATTCTTGATGCAAGAGGTGAAAGTGGAGTAGTTCTGGGAGCCTTATATAATCAGAATGATATTACCCCGACAAAAAGCAATGATATATGGATGAAAAAGTTTAGTAATGGCACGGTAATCAGTCATGATCGCAACAGTGGCGAGGTTTATGTGCATACTGCCGGCAAGGTGGTAGTAGAAGCAGATACGGTGTTGGTTCAGGCCAGTGAAATCACTTTGGATACGCCGTCTACTACGGCTACAGGCAATTTACTGGTGCAGGGAAAATTAACCTATCAGGGCGGTATGGCCGGTTCTGGCGGGAGTAATGCAGCAGCATCGATTGCCGGCACGATTAGGGTTAAAGGGGGTGATGTGGTGGCAGATGGTAAAAGCCTTAAGAGTCACACTCATCCAGATCTGACTTCAGGTGGTAATACAGGTACACCGAATTGATGTTCAACTAAACGCTCATTTATACCTGTTTTTTATCCCTGCCAACAATGGCAGGGATTTTTTATTACTGGAAAAGAGCTATGACAATTACACCACGTACACGCCACTGGCAGCTAGCACCGCAGGAAAGCGGTGGCGATATTGTGGCCGGCATTGATGATATTAATCAATGTATTTTGAATATTTTAATGACACGCAAGGGAACCGATGTTACCCGTCCGGCTTTTGGTTCTAACCATCTGGATTATCTGGATACACCAGAAGATGTATTTGTTCCCGGGGTGACTCGCGAAGTGATTCTGGCTATTCAGACATGGGAAAAGCGCGTGGTAGTGGAGCGCGTTAGCTTTACAGGTCATGCACCGGAGTTAACGATAACTGTCCACTGGCATATAGCAGGAGAGGTAGCAGGTGAAATTTATCAAACAGATATTGGATTGGTGCGTAAATGACAGATTTAACTAAGCTGGCGCGGGCAGATGTAAAGGTAGTTGAAGACGATCTGGCAACAATTCTGGCTGAGACGATAACTGATTATCAGAATCGTACCGGCAAGGTATTACAGCCGGCACATATTGAGCGTTTGCTGATCAATACTTATGCTTATCGCGAGGCACTGACTCGGCAACAGATAAATGAAGCTTATCGGCAGCAGCATGTACGCTTTGCTACTGGTTTAATGCTGGATTTATGCGGAGATGATGTTCATACACCAAGGTTACAGGCACAACCGGCTCAAACAACGCTGCGTTTTCAGGCCAAACTGACAGGTAAAGAACAGGTTGTGATTCCTAAAGGAACCAGAGTTACTGTAGATTCGCTGATATTTGCCACTGTTGAAGCAGGTTTGCTTACTGCTGCCAGTACCAGTGTTGAGCTGGTTGCTGTCTGTCAGTCAACTGGTATTGTGGGCAATGGCTGGTCATCCGGACAGATTAATACTTTAATAGATCATGTGTCTGATGTAATTGAAGTTAAGGTTAGTAATATCACAACCTCAAGTGGCGGGGTGGATATTGAAAGTGATGATGCCTATCGGGTACGCATTCTGCTGGCACCGGAATCATTTTCAGTGGCTGGTCCGGTTGGTGCCTATGAATATTTTACCCGTCAGGTTAGTCAGGACATTATTGATGTTTATGTAACCAATGATACTGATAAAGAGGGTAACTCTTTAGGGGGAGTGGTTGCCGTAACTTTACTTACTAAAGCCGGCCTGCCATCAATGGAGCTGATTAATCAGGTACAGACAGCTTTATCGGATGAACGTGTACGTCCGTTATGTGATCGGGTAGTAGTACGTGCACCCAAAACTTTCAATTATCAGGTTGCTGCAACCTTAACGCTGTTTGTCGGTGCTGATGCTCAGGCAGTACTGACTGCGGCTAAAGCTGCTTGGCAGCAATATCAATATAGTCAGGAACAACGGCTAGGGGTAGATGTGGTGCCTCTGGTAATTCAATCTTTATTAAAGGTTGACGGAGTCTATAACGTTGCAACGCCAGAACTTAAACTGACTACAGTTGCAGCCGATACTTGGGCGCATTGTACTAATCTGAACCTCACCATAGCGGAGGAGGCTGTGGATGGCTAAGCTCACTTATGCTGCTGTGATTGAACGAGACCAGCGTATGCGGGCACTGGCTGCTCTTGGCTTGCGGCTGGATATGGTCAGTACGCCACAGCTTATGCCTCGATTAGTAAATCTGGTACTGGCCGATCATCTTGAACTTTTGGCTGAAAGTCATTGTATTCTCGGCGTAAATGGTTACTGGTTGGCCGAAAGCGATCAGGCCAAACGCCAGTTGATTAAAGGTGCATATGAACTTCACCGCAGCAAGGGAACTCCTTGGTCGTTAAGAGAAATCGTTCGCCGTCTCGGTTTTGGTGAAATCACCATTATTGAGGGGCTTAATCATCAACAGCACAACGGGAATATTCAGCGCTCCGGTTTATATGTACATGGACATAATACTTACTGGGCGCATTACCGTATTTTGCTGAATAACCCGATTACCAATCAACAGGCCGCTTTATTACGTCATACTCTAGCTGCTTTTGCGCCGGCACGCTGCGTGCTGGCCAGTCTGGATTATACCGCCGTACCGCTGCAACACAATGGACAGGCACAGCGTGATGGCTCGTTTAACAAAGGAACTGCTTAATGGCAAATTTAAAAGAAACTTCGTTCTGGGAAGAAGGCATTTATCAATGGGAAACTTCCGATCCGGTATTGGGTGGTGAGAATGGTATCGATAATGTACCCACTCGCCAGCTGGCCAACCGGACTAAATGGTTAAAAGACAATAAACTGGACAAATCAGCAACTGCAACAAATGCAGCGAATGCGGAACTGGCCAAAAGAGCATTGACGGCTGACAAACTTACCAATGCCAGAAAAGTTGGTGGTGTAGCATTTGATGGTTCGGCAGATATTGATTTACCCGGTGTGAATAAGCCTGGTAATCAGAATTCATCAGGCAATGCGGCCACTGCGTCTAAATTATTTAAGCCCTGCAAAATTGGTGGTGTGGTTTTTGATGGCACTAAAGATATTGATTTACCGGGGGTGAATGTCAAAGGTAATCAGCATACTTTTGGTAATGCAGGATCAGCTTTTAGGTTATATAACCCTCGGAAGATTAATGATGTGCCTTTTGATGGTACGCAAGATATTAATGTGACGCCGGCGGGTGCAGTTCAGTTTTTTGTTATATCGACTGCCCCTGTTGGATGGTTGAAAGCGAATGGTGCAGCAGTTTCCCGTACGCTATACGCTAATCTGTTTGCTGTTATTGGTACTAGATTTGGTTCAGGAGACGGTAAAACCACATTTAATTTACCGGATTTGCGTGGAGAGTTTTTACGCGGTTGGGATGATGGGCGAGGAGTTGATATTGGCCGAGTATTGGGTTCTTATCAGGCGGATATGATGGCGTCGCATCGTCATTCTTTTGGGCCCTATAGATCAGCAAATGCTGATATAGGCAATTCTATAACTTATGGCGCCGAACTATCAACGGTTGGGTTAGGTGGTGAGATTTACGGAGGCGCGTCAGGAGGTACGGAAACGCGGCCACGTAATATCGCATTATTAGCTTGTATCAAAATTTAAGGATTAAAAATGAAAATATATGCTCCCACAATTCCTGTATGTCAGTTGGACGAAAACAACTACTTTGTTGGTATGACTACAGCAGATTTGGACCCATTAGAAGGTAATGGTCATTATCTAATACCAGGATTATGCATTGAGGCGGATGAACCAAAGTTTAAAGCTGGTTATATCGCGCAATGGACTGGTGACTCATGGCAATATATCGAAGACCATCGTGGCGAAGTTGTTTATAGCAAAGAAACCGGACAGGAAATTAAAATCAGCGAACCGGGTAAGTTGCCGAAAACAGTGACAACTACCCCTTGTCCTGATTATTTCCATCATTGGTCAGAAAAAGAAAACAAATGGATTATGTCACCAGAAGCAGAGGCACAGAAACAGCAGCAGATAGATAACGAACGAAAGGCGAGAATTAATACATTATTATCTGTTGCTGCTGAAAAAATTGCAGCGTATCAAGATATGCTTGATTTTTCAGATACTGAAGAAGAAAGGCAAGAAGCAGAAAAGGGATTGCTTGCTTGGAGGAAATACCGAGCTGCTTTATTAAAGTATCAGAAAGGTTTAATTTCTGATATGCCAAGCGAACCAGAAGAGTAACAAGGTTAGTACAGAAGAATTAGATAGTAAAGTTTCTGTACTTTTTTAAAATATTTATAAAAATTTTTTGAAAACGCAAGGCTTTGCACTGGAAAACGAGTTATGGTGGAATTTTCTTACCAACATTTTACAAATTCAGCAGGACAATGTATTTGAAATGTGGGCAGAAGCCAGAATAATTTAAAATCTGATAAAAAATAGACATATATCATCGTTTGCGGGCAAGTATCTGTTGCTTGCCTTAGTATGTCTGAGCATCAGGATGATAGGCACACTCTGTTTATATCTGTTGCAGCATTATATGCTACAGCCAGCTTTAATTATTTGTATGAAATTTCTGGGGAAACAGAAAAAATTATTATTTCATAAAGAAATTTGTATAAATACGTAATTATTATAAGTCATTATCCTGATTAATCTGTTTTAAACAGCATGAATCGGAGTAAGAAACAGATAAGCCATATTTGTGTATTTTATGATAAATAAATACATTGAATTTATAGAAAGGAGTAAATAAATTAGCTGTGCTAAACAAAATCCAAAGTGAAATCATCACACGCCTGAAACAAGGGCTGGGCTCGATGGTTAATGAGGTTGGTTTGTATTTCGGCGGGCTGGAAAATAAAGAGGTTTTAACCAAGATAAGAAAGAAACCGGCTATTTTATTAACCTTTAATCAGGCACAGATAAATGCAAAAGGTTCTGAACGGCTACGTTTTGAACTGAGTGCCGGGTTTTATGTGGTGTGTATATCTAATCGTATTACAGATGCACCGCCTTATCCAAGTGCGGATATAAATGATCTGGTTTATGCGGTTTTACGTCTGCTTGCGGGGCAGAGATTAAATGAAGAATTAAACAGCTTTGGTTTACAGCCAAAAACGGTTCGTCCACTGTTTATCTCCCCACTAGATAGCAATACAGAAAATCTGGATATAGTCGCGGTTGAATTTGAAGCGGTATGTGATATTTATGGGATTGAAAGTGATCATTATCCAGAATACACCACTGATATAAATAATCCGGATTATGTTTTTAGTCTGTTTGCCGGCAAGCATTCTGAAGCGCCAGCTCAATTTGGTTCTTTAGTATTAAATATAAAAAATAAAAGTATACAGAACTGATTTATAACCAGTATATATGAAAGAGAAGATGATCGTTCAAGCAGCAGATGGTTTACGCGTGCCAAAGGAAAATCGCGTTAATTCTTATATTACACATAACCCGGTTAAGGTTCCAGAAAGTCTCTATTACCGTCGATTGGTAGCTGATGGTGACCTGATAATGATAACGGAAAATTTAAAAAATGAAACAGGAGTAAAGGAATGATTGATAATATTCAGTTTGATACTGTGCGCAGTGATATTCGTGTACCAGGCCGGTATATTGAATTCAATACGCGTACTGCAGTAAGAGGCTTGCCAGCCAATCCGCAAAAAATGTTACTGATTGCATCTAGATTGCCAAAGAGTAAACAGCCGGCACTGACACCAGTACAATTATTTAGTGATGCTGATGCTGCTAACCTGTTTGGCCAGGGTTCCTGGGCATATTATTGTGTAAAACAGGCATTTGTTAATAATCCCTATCTGGATTTAACGGTAATTACTGTTGATGATGCGGCGCAAAGTAATTCTGCTGAGGCAAGTGTAACCATTAAATATTTACCAGATAATTCTGGCGTTCTGACAGTAACCATTGGTGGAATTGATTGCCAGACTCGTGTAAGTAATGATGATACCATTGCAGATGTTGTGGAGAGAATAGTTTACATTATTAATGATGCGAACACACTGGCAGCAGCAGAAGTTGATGGCAATACAATCTTACTAACAGCCAGAAATATGGGTTCGATTGGTAATGAAATCGCCTTAATGGCATCTTTTAGTGCAGACAGTGCTGACGCGGATCAAGCTTTCATCGATATAAAACCATTTCAGTATGGTGCTGGAGATCAGGATATCGGTCCTGCTCTTGAACAGGTAGCCGGCAAACATTACCATATTATCTGTAGTACTTTTACTGATGATTTAAATGCCAGAAAATTATCTGATCATATTGATCTGGTATCCAATGCGATTGAAAAGCGTGGCTGTATCGGGGTGATGGGCTGGCGCGGCACACTCAGTACAGGCACCACTTTTGCTAATGAAATTAATAGTGGCCGTATTACCATAGCCTGGTATAAAAATGCCATGGAAAGCAATGGCATTATTGCAGCGGGTTATGCTGCTGTAATTGCCAGTGAAAATGATCCGGCTCGCCCACTCAATACACTGGAAATAAAAGGGCTGAGAAAAACAGCTGATGCCAGCTGGCCTCTGTTTGCTGAGTTTAACAGTGCTCTGTATAACGGGCTGACGCCTTTGCAGATCGTGAATAATCGGGTGCAGATTATGCGTGCCGTATCTACCTATGTGAAAAATGCCACAGGTACAGATGATCCGGCATTGCTAGATATCACCACGATTCGTACACTTGACTATGTACGTGATGCTGTTAATCAGCGTATCGCCTTACGTTTTCCGCGTGAGAAGCTTTCAGAACGTACTCCGTTGAGAGTGCGCTCAGAAATTCTGGATGTATTGTATCAGTGTGAAAATGCCGAAATTCTGGAGGCGGTTCTGGAAAATAAGGATAAATTGATTGTACAGCGTAATCCAAATGATCCAAACCGCCTGGATGCAGTTATCCCTGCCGATGTAGTCAATGGCCTGCATGTACTGGCCGCACGTGTGGATCTGTACTTATAAATTAATCATATAAGGTGTTAGTTTCAAGGTTAACACCTTGTCTATATAAAGGAAAAAATATGGCAAATAAAACAGGCGCTAAATATGCCGGTGCGGTAATTATGGAAGTGAATGGTCGTGAAGTGGAGATTATCAGCTTCAAACCGGAAGTGACAACCGGACGTAAAGTAGTTAAGACCATGAACAAGTCCGGCAAAGTGCGTGGTTATGCAGATGGTGTAACAGAATACACAATGAGTGTCAGTGCAGCCATTCCGCTGGATGAAAGTGGTATTGACTGGGACAACATCACCAATGCAAAAATTACTATTTACCCCCGTAATGCAGATGAAGCACGTATCAGCTATATAGGTTGTACCAGCACTAAATGTTCGGAAGAATACAGTGTAGAAAATGAAGCGCGTCGTGATATTGAAATGTTTGCATTGGATAAAGTGGTAGAATAATGTTAAAAGAGACTGGAAAGCTGGTTTATGGTCTGGCGTACAATGGCCAGATGTATTTTGATTATACGGTTAAGCCGCTGACTTTGGCTGATGAACTCAAGGCACTGGAAGTACTGGAAGAAACCGGTTTGATTGAAGATGTATCAGGTGCAAAAAAAGCCATTTTGACTACACTTGCTTATTGGGCACAACAATTGGAAGTTTCTGGTATTGATGCAGAAAACCTGAGTGTTGAATTTCTATTGCACAACCTTGCTTCAGAAGATTATCAGTCAATTTTAACCAGTATGGAATCTTTACGTTCAAAATCGATTGCCGCTGGCCAGTCAGACCCAGCGGCATCAGAGGAAGCGGACAGCAGCGTAGTTATGCAATAGCTCATAAAAATTATCGACAGGCATGTATTCTGCTGGCTAAATCAATGATTACACCAGCCATGGTTGGTATGATGTGCCATGCTGAAGTATCTGTCTGGATTGAGACTGTTCTGGAGAGTATGGGCATAAAAAATGATGATGATAATGTTATTATTTCTTTACGCCAGAGAAAGCCAAAACCATTCCAGCCAGTTAAAGATAGTTTGTTAGCTAATCAGCCTGATTGATGAAAGCCCTGCTTCATGGCAGGGCTTTTTGCATGAATGCTGCTCAGGCATATTCACTTCTATCCATTATTTTTAATCGGTCAGAATAAATATAATCAACAATTAGGCGAGAGTATTGACATGTCTTCAAATCAGGAGTCGCTAGCAAAACAGGAGGCCTCCATTACCAGAATGACTGAGGAGGTAAAAAAATTAGAACAGCAAATAAAGCGCACAGCTGCTGTTGCAGTCAGGGAAAGTGAGAAAGCCGGTAAATCACAAATCCGAATTATTCAGCAGATTCAGCGAGAGCAACAACGTGCTGCGGATATGCGATTACGGAAGGAAATACGCTCTGAACAGGAAATACAGCGGGAAATTGGCAAGACTAAAAATGCATATAAGAATTTTACTGCTACTGCTAATGCGGCACAAAAGCAGATTCAGCATGCAACCAGAGCTTCTCGTAACAGTATTCGTGAGTTAAATAAGGAATTAGAAAAAAGTTCTAAAATACAAAAAAATATTGCTGAACAGCAAAAAAAATCATCTAAATGGGGTGTAGCCAAAACGGTTGGCGGTGAAATTGTCAAGGGGGGAAAGGCTGTCTACGGTGCAGTTAAGCCGGCAATAGATGATGAAAAGAAATTACGTTCGGGTGTTATTCAGGCTGCTGTAAAAGCATATGGTACAGATAAAAGTAAATCGGCAGACTGGATTAAAACTCAGGGCGTAAAAGAAATTCAGGGTTTGATTCAGGGTTTGGTTGCCAGAAATGGCGGTACATCACAGGCTGCGCTGAATCTGTTCACTGATATGTTACAGCAGGACATGACTCTGGATCAGGTTAAGGCAACTATTCCTTATGCACATCGTACCATGGTCGGATCAGCTGCCAGCGCCGGTGAGTATGATCATGAAAATACAGCCAGACTGTACAAATCATTGGCAGATTATGGTTTGCAGGATAAGGATTATAACTCGGTTTCTGATCATATTATTGCATCAAGCAGTCAGGGTAAATTTACTATTGCCCAGTTGCAGGGTGAATTACCAGATTTATTGTCTTCTGCCAAAAAAGCGGGGCTAACAGATACCGGAGGTATCGATTATTTAATTTCAGCCTTACAGGCTACATCAAAAAAATCAGAATCTAATGACGATGCAAGTAAAAGCGTTAAAGCTTTGCTGGAAGCATTGGCTGATCCGGAATTGGCCAGTACTCTGAGTAAAATTAAAGACCCTGATGCATCAGGCAAACATCTTGACTGGGATAAAATCAGGGAACAGGGCAGTATGCAGGGCTTAAATGATGCTCAATCCCTGATTAAAGTTTGCAGTGATATTCTTGCTAAAGACAGGAATTACCAGAATTTAAAGCAAAAAGCCGATGCCGGCGATATACATGCTCAGCAACAGATGCAAGCGCGTCAGGATAAGCTGTTATCTTTTATTCCTGTAGATGCCAGAGATGCTGTTAATGCCAGTTTGAATAATAATCTGTTGCTGCCACAAATAAATGCGTTGCAGAAAGATGCTGATGGTCTGGCTGCCAAACAGTTAGCTGTGTTATCTGCGGATCCGGAGCGTCAGCAGGAAAGAAATCGTGCTCTGGCTACTTTGGGCAGAAGTGATGTAGTAGAACCATTAGTTAATTTTCAAACCAGATTAACTGAGTTATCGGCTGAATTTCCTGCTCTTACTTTGGCTGTAACTGCTTTGGCCGCCGCCGCCGGTAGTGCAGCAACTGCACTGAAAGCATTGGGTACTTTGTCTGGGCAAAGAGGAGATATCGATATTGATGCCGGGGGTGATTTTGACAGAGAAAGAAGAAAATCGAACAGAAACAAAGATACAAAAACGCCAGCCCGTCGGAAAACAGGGGTTAAAGGCAGAAAGGTTCCAGCTAGGATTCCTGGCAAATTATTAGGCCGGGGTAATTCCGCAGTAGCTGTCCTTGGTGGCGCTTATAATGTATATGCGATTCAGAATGATGACAGTTTAACCTATGAAGAAAAGAAGACAGCTCAAATAAAAAATGCAACCAGTACCGCGGGAGGTCTGGCTGGAGCCTGGGCTGGAGCTCAGGCTGGTGCAGCAATCGGAACACTAATATTACCTGGTGTAGGTACTGCGCTGGGAGGGCTGATTGGCAGTTTACTTGGCGGAATTGGCGGCAGCATCATGGGAGATAAGGTAGGCGATGCTGTTACGCAAAATAAGGATACTGAAGAAATAGAAGCCACAACAGGTGTAGGAAGCAGCCAGCCATACACACCAGATTTTCGGAATGCCTATGGACTCGATCCTGCATTATATGGGCAATCAGTGTTTGCCTGTGAAAAGGATCAGCTGATAGCAAGTGCTGATATGACGCCATCTGCTGCGATGATGCTTTCGTACAGAGATATTCAGGCTAATCTGCCCGCAATAGAAAGCCAGTCTGGTGCAGGGCAGTCTGTGCTTGTACAGCAAAGTGCTGAATTTCAAAATGCTTTTCAGGCTATTGTACAGGAGTTGGGTATACGTTTAGACAAAATAGCTACTATTCTCTCGAACCAGCAACAGGTTATTCAGAATAATCTTACGGTGACGCTTGATGGCAGAGTGATTAGTAATCTGGTTTCACGCAATCAGATGGAAATGTATAACCGTGGAGGTGCACAATAATGACTATGTGGAAGAATAATCTGCAAAAGGCGAGTTACAAAAATGTTGCCTTTGATGTCATTTCTATCAGTGATAAAAATGAGAAAGCGCTGGTACGGCATGGCCGTCCGTTTGCAAATGGAACCGATATTGAGGATCTGGGTACACAGGGACGACAATGTCAGGTTGCTGCTGTCTATTTTGGTGCAGGCTTTGATACACAGTTATCACAGTTACTGGCTGTGCTGGAGGAACCAGGTGCAGGCACATTAGTTCATCCGGTTTTAGGCCTGTTACAAAATATGATTGCTGCAAGCTGGTCATTTCGTACTGAAGCTGATTCGGTTAATTATGTTGCACTGGATATAACTTTTTTTGAAGCAAAAGAATCAGCTCCGATATTTTTATTTGAGAATCAGTGGTTAGCCAAATTAGAACAGATACAGAATACTCTGGAAAAGTATACACAGCAGGTACTGGATTATTCTGAAACGCTGTTAAGCGTTCGGGAGGGAATTTCGTCTTTATGGGGCAGTACAAATGGTGTATTTGCCGCATTGTGTGGCGTAGCTGGCAGTGTTCGCCGCTTTTTCGATCTTGACCCCATAAAATATTTGACCAGTAAAACTTTTTCTTCTGCATCTTACAGTCAGGACGTAAGCAGGCTGATTCATTCTGTAGCCACAATGGTGACAACAGGTCTGGCGAATGATGCACAGTATGCTACTGGCAGTTTAAGTACCAGACAGACTTTTGATTCTGTCAGTAACCGTGTAGATGGCCTGAATAACTTGCCTGATAATATTCTGTATAGTCAGGACAGACAGGAAACTGAGGAAGAAGCGATCAATCATGTACAAAAGATTGCTGATATTCAGATGCAACCGATTGCCCAGATTCTGCAATTATTGAGTCTTGGTGCTTTGATGCAGAATACAGTCACGATGATTGAAGTAAATAGTGACAGGGTGACAGCAAATGAGTTGCTGTATATCAATAATAATCTTCGGCTGCGTATTCAAAAATTAATAGATATGTTACGTGCAACTTATGATTATGCTGATAATGTCAAAAGCATTAATGCTGCCAGTATTTATACGCAGACGACGATAATGATTCAGTTGCTGGCCAATATGGCCGCACAATTTAATGACTATGCTTTGGCCGTCATTAATCAGAAACCGCCAATGCGTACCAGAAAAGCGGATATTAACGGCACCATTCATCAGCTGGCATATTTACTTTATCGGGATATTGAACGGGCAAATGAATTAATGCGTCTTAATCCTCATTTGTGCCATCCATCATTTATTCAGCGTAATGAGTGGATTAATTATTATGTTAAATGAAACTGAAATGTTGCCTTATCCATATGGCAATGAAGTGGTAGTGCGAATAGGGGGAAAAGAGCATAAAGACTGGCTTAGCTATGATATTGACAGTGATTTTCTGATTCCTGCTGATGCCTTCAGTTTTGAAACCAATGTTTCTCAAAATCAGAGTGTTCTGGCCGACTATAGCTCCTTGCAATGTGAGGTGTTAATTAATAACCAGTTGGTTATGACCGGAATCATTGGCCATCAGAATGAAATGGTTGATAAAAACAACCATAGTATCGGTTTTAATGGCCGTGACCTTGCCGGTTTACTGGTGGATTGCAGCGTCAAACAGATTAATGTTAAAGGAATGAATGTTTTAGCTGCCGCACAAAAGATAGTTGAACCATGGCCACAAATCAAAAAGGTGATATTAAAAGCCGAAAAAAATCCGGTTCTGGATAAAGTGGACATTGAACCTGGGGAAACTGCTTGGCAGGCACTGAGCAAAATTGCCTATAAGGCAGGTTTGCATGTGTGGCTGGAGCCAGATGGTACGCTGGTTGTTGGTGGTGCTGATTACGCCAGCCCGCCAGTGGCAACTCTGTGCCACAGTAAAAATGATTACAGACGTAATATTCAAAGTATTCATATTGAGTATAGTACTGAAAATCGTTACTCGGAAGTGACCTTTCTTGGCCAAAGTCACACCCGTTATGCCAATTCGTCAAAACACGATTTGAAATGGGTATACAAAGACGAAACAATGGTTTTATATAAGCCGAAAACAGTAGTAATCGGTGATGCTGAAAATCTGGAACAGTTGAAGGTGCAGGCAAAAAAAATGCTTTCTGACTGGCGTCTGGAAGGTTTTACTTTAACGATTACGGTTGCAGATCATAAAACTCAGGATGGCCTGCTGTGGCAACCCGGACAACGTGTGCATGTGATTGATGAAGAACAGCAAATAAATGCCATTTTTTTTCTGATGGGACGCCGTTTTTTACTGAATCGAAGTGGCGGTACACTGACTGAACTGCGCTTAAAAGAGGATGGAATATGGACGCCGGATGCTTATGTTAAAAAATCCGCCGCAGCACGATCACGTAAAGGAAAACGTAAAGGTGTGACTAACCGGCAGATTAAACAGGTCAAGATATAACGGCGTATATATTTAATCGGAATAAATTTTAATTGGAGAGTCAGATGAGTTATGTTGCGAAGCTGGTAAACAAAACCAGAACGACAATTAATAATACCACCAGCTCAGTCCGGCAGGCTTTTCGAGGCAGGATGACACGGGTAAATGCCTCTCAGCCGATTCAATCTGCTCAGGTAGCAGCTCTGGCCGATGAGGTTTTACAGGATGTGGAGCAGATACAGCAATTTGGTTTTACCAGTAATCCGCCCGTGGGCTCGGAAGCTATTGTTTTGCCCTTAAGCGGTCAGACCAGTCATGGCATTATTATTGCCACTGAGCATGGTGAATATCGCATTAAAGCACTGGCCGCAGGAGAAGTGGCTGTTTATAACCAGTCTGGGGCATCTATTACTCTGAAAAATGGCAAGCTGATTGAGATTGATTGTGAAACCTTAAATATTAAAGCACCGGCAGGAGTGAAAATCGAAGCTGCAGCTGGTGTGAATATCGATGCTCAGGCAGGTGTAAATATCAGTGCACAAAATGTTAATTGCTCACAGGAAATCACTGCGATAGGTCAGATAAATGGTAATGGCGGAATGAATATCAAAGGGGGGCAGGGAGCGATATTTTCAGGCAATATTGTACAGACTGATGGTAGCTATACCACTGTCGGTGATGTTAAAGCCAGTGGAATCAGTCTGGCAGGCCATGATCATGCTGTCAGAGTGGGCAAACCTGTCTGATGGCCGCTGAAGCTCTTCAGCTTCAGGTAAAAATAGTTATTTTAATAAACTATAAAAATAACATAACCGGAGTAGTTTATGGATAGAGAAATAGACACCAGAACAGGTGATTACACCGGACAGATTATAAATCACTTGCAAAATGCAGTTTATCTGCGTCTGATGACACCGCTGGGTAGTTATTGGGCGGATAAAAAATTAGGCTCACTGTTGTATACGCTTGAACGGGAAAAAGATTTGCAATCAGTTAGTTTGCTGGCCAGACAGTATGCACAACAGGCTTTACAGCCAATTATTGATGATGGACGTGCGGCAGATATTTCTGTCGCCACCATGCGACCACATAATGGCATGCTGAAATTGAATATACAGGTAACGCAATTAACTGGAGAAAAATTTATATTTGAGTGTCCGGTTAAAGTAATTTAAAAAAATAATTAAATGGATTTTGAAAATGCACAATATTCCGACATTTGAGGAAATACGCCACGCTATTTTGCGTGATATGGTTTCATTAAACCCTCAGGCTGATGTTTCTTCAGATAGTGATAATTATATTCGAGCCAGCAGTCTGGCCAGTTGTGCCACGGGACAATATGCTCATCAGGCATGGATATTAAGACAGTTTTTTCCGGATACTGCGGATACAGAATTTCTGGAGAGACATTGTAATCTGCGTGGTATACGCCGTAAAAATGCTACTTCCGCCAGCGGAACAGCTATTGCTCGTGGTATTCCGGGATCATTAATTGAGGCAAAATTACAAATTATATGTGGTGAGCATTTGTATACAGTTCAGCAACCGGCTGTGATCGGAAACGAGGGCACTGCTGTTTTATCCATACAGGCGCATGAGGCTGGTGCTGCATCAAATCAGCATAATAAAGCAGCACAATTTATGGCTGCACCGATAGGTATATCCAGCGATGTGGAAATCATACAAGCTACCGGTGGTACTGATGTTGAAAGCGATACTTCATTACTGAACCGTTTATTGGATTTATTACGTCGGCCACCTGCCGGAGGCAATAAATATGACTATCGTGCTTGGGCATTGAGCGTGGACGGCGTTACCAGTGCATATGTGTACCCATTACGCCGCGGGCTTGGTACGGTAGATATTGTCATTACCAGTAATAATAATTTACCCAGTGATGAGATAGTCAGCAAAGTACAGGCTTATATTGATTCAGTACGACCGGTAACGGCTAAAAACAGCTTTGTGATTAAGCCCGATGTCACCAGAGTTGATATTAAAGTTAAAGTACGCTTGTCCGATGCAGACCTTGACAGGGCGGCTGCAGATATCCGACAGGCCTTGCAAGAACATTTCAGCACATTGAAGCCTGGTGATAGCGTGATTGCCTCCCAGCTGGAAGCGGTAATCAGTGACGTATCCAGCGTTATTGATCGCAAAATGACCCAGCCCTCAGCCAATTTAATCGCAGAGACAAACAAAAAGATTGAATGGTTTATGCTGGGTAAAGTTGATGTGAGCTTGCTATGAGTTACGTCAATACTTTACTGGGGTTATTACCTCCGGTTGCATACAACCGTACTGCACCGGCAGTAAGAAATGCCGCCACAATTGATGGCAACTGTCTGGATGAAATACAAAATGCTGCCCGTCGTAAACTGGGCGTTATTGACCCACGCACATCTGGAAATTATATCGTGCGCTGGGAAGAACTACTCAATCTGGACAGCACCGGCAAAAATGGCCAGCAAAGAATACTGGCAGTGATCACCAAAATTAACGAAACCGGTGGCCTGAGTATTCCTTATTTTATGCAGATGGCTGCTTCAATTGGCTACGATATCACCATAACCGAGCCGCAGCCATTCCGTGTAGGTATCAGCCGAGCCGGTGACAGACTGGCACGTGAAGACATTATGTGGGTGTGGTGGGTAAACATTAAAAATGCCGATAGCCGTGCAACACGCTTTCGTGCCGGAATGTCAACAGCCGGTGACAGACTGACAGCATATGGTGACGTAATTATTGAAAGTGTATTAAAAGAGCTGAAACCAGCATTTACCGATATACGATTTACATATAAGGACAAATAAAAGATGTATCCAATTGATACGCAGGACGGGCTATTTCATGATGGTAACGGAATAAACGAACTAGGCACTGTATTGCCGGCCAGTTGGCTGAATCAGGTGCAGGCTGAATTAATTGCCATTCTGACGGCGGCAAGAATTAAACCGGAAAAGGCCACACAGAATCAGGTAATAACAGCAATAAAAATGTTAATAGCATCAAGTGCGCCAGCTGCCGCAACTGCCGATATTGCCGGAGTAACCAAGATAATTGACTCGCTGAACTCTAATGACAAATTCTCAGCATTATCCGCACGGCAAGGCAAAGTATTGAATGACAGCAAGCTGGATAAAACAGGCAATGCGGCCACTGCGTCTAAATTATTCAAGTCATGCAAAATTGGTGGAGTGAGTTTTGATGGAACTAGCGATATCGATTTACCAGGAGTGAACAGGCGCGGAAATCAGGATACAACAGGCAATGCGAATTCCGCAAACTATGCAAATGTATTAAGAAATTCCCGTCAATTTATTTTAAACGGTGATGTAACTGGTAATTGCTGGTTTAACGGAGATGGGAATGCAGTTATTTATGTACGCCAAATTCATTCATTAGGCTTCAATCAGGATTGGGTGGATGTGACACCATGGCGAGCATATGGCACTGTTTACACTAATCAAACAGCATCGCCCATTGCAGTGGCCATTAGTTTTTATCATACAAACAATAGAAGTGCCGAGCTCGCAGTTAATGGTGTACTGTTGGGTGAAGTCAATACGAGTAATCAAGACTCACAGCGTAAAGCTTTGTATGGCATCATACCGCCCGGCCATAAATACTATCTAAATGGCAATATGGACATTAGAGCGTGGGCAGAACTAAGAAGAGGTTGA